GAAGATGAGCCAGACGGTCGATGACGTTGGCTCGCTTGGCCCTGTGTTGGGTAAATACTTTGACGCTAAGTCAAACGCCGTTCAAGCGGTTAAGGAAGCCAAGGATTCTGGCAAGGCTTCCAACATGGGAACAGCCATTCAGATTGAAATGGCGCTGGAGCAATCTAAGCAGTTTGAATCTGAGTTGCAGATGCTATTCATGCAAGCTGGCAAGGTGGATGTTTGGAACAGAATCAAACAACGTGCTGGCGAGATGGATAAAGCCGACAAGTTTGCCGAGCAAGCTGCTAAAGACAGAGCCAAAGCCCAGAAAAAAGAGCAAGAAGAATTCATGCTAGCTGCTTTGATTGCGGTTTTAGTGGCTGTTCTTGGCTATGTTGGCTACTTATTTATTCAGGAATCTGTTGATTATGCTAAGAAAAACAGTCATCCTATCCATCATCGTTCTTAGTGGCTGTGGCGATACATATCGCTATCATTGCCAAGACCCTAAGAATTTTAATGATGCCCAATGCCAGAAACCTGCTTGTGAGTTTGCACAGACTTGTCCTGATTATTTGATAGCCCCTATTCTGGAGAAGAAAATTGAAGGAAATTCTGTTAGCTCTACTAACACGCAATCCGGATCAACAGCGGCTAACTGCCGATGAAATAGACACCCGTGTTCGGGCGTTCGTCATCATTATGGTGACGCTCATTTTTGGCTTTATCACGTTTGCTTTGCTGTATTCGGTGACGTTTGTGACGCAGCCTATGAAGGCAATGGCTCCTATAGACCAAGCCTATACCAAAATGCTGAACGACATTGTTCTGCTCATTGTTGGTGGCATTGGTGGTATCTTGACTAAGGGCATTACCACAGAAGCGTCTAACATGATTACAGCAGCCAAAAACAACACGGCTGCATATACACCCCCGCCAGCGCCTCCTCCAGCCCCTGTGGTGATGATGGCTCCTAGCTGGTCGCCTCCCCCAATGCCATCTGCCCCTCCTACTTTAGAGCCAGATCATGAGCGTGAACGTATGGCGCAAGCAAGAGCGGAGACTCAAAATGTTTAGTTTGTTTAATCCTTGGATTTTGGGTGCGGCTGCAATCTTTTTTGTTCTTTTTGGATTCTATGAACATCATGCTGGTTATGAAGCCAGGAAAGAAGAAGATCAAATAGAGATTGCACGATTAAATGATGAAGCTCGGGCAAAAGAAGCTGAGTTGTCCAAATCTTTGGAATTAAAGACCAAAGCACTTAGAAAGGCATCAGATGCTGTTAAGCAAAAACAAATTAGTATTGTTCAGCGCATTGACTCTGGCGAGTTGCGCTTCCCCTCCTCCTGTGGTGTTCAAGCCAGTTCAGATGCCGGAACTGCCGGAGGAAATCCAAAAGATGGAGCCGAATCTGAGCGACAGGTTCTTAAAGATATTGCAGCCATTGCCGCAGACGGCGACCTCGCAGTCACCCGCCTCAACGCCTGTATCGACCAATACAACGAAGTAAAAGGTAAGGTCAATGTTAAATAGTGACCAGCTTCAGCGTCTTGGGATTAGCCCGTCATGGGTTGAGCCGCTTAACGCAACTTTTCACAAATTTGGCATTGACGATGTTCGTAAACAGGCGGCTTTTATTGGGCAATGCGCCCACGAAAGCAATCATTTTCGAACGCTTGAAGAAAACTTAAACTACAAAGCCGCAACGCTTGAACGCTTGTTTGGACACAAGTTTAAGCCAGAAGAAATACCTCAATACGCTAACCAGCCGCAGCGTATCGCTAATCGGATTTACGCCAATCGTATGGGCAACCGTGATGAAGCGTCTGGGGATGGGTGGCTTTACCACGGCAGGGGTGTAATTCAACTCACAGGTCACGACAACTTCTGGCACTTTGGTCAGTCGGTTGGCATGGATTTTGTGCGTGACCCTAATCCAGTAGCGCAACCCATGTATGCGGCTATGAGTGGTGGTTGGTTCTGGGCTACACATGGATGTAATCCATTGGCTGAGTCAGAAAATTGGGAAGGATTGACTCGGCGCATCAACGGTGGGACGTTTGGTTTACAGGAACGTATTGCTTTAACAAAGCAAGCTCTTGACATACTGGCGTAATGTTTGACGCACCTAATTGCGTCATGAAAAACGTTCCAAATGCCGAACAAGCCATTGTTTTTGATAGCTTTATTAAAAAATGGCAAGCCAAGCTAAATTTGAACGATTGGCGCATAGAGCGTTATAACAAAGTTGCTAGGGATGCTATGGCTTGCATTAGCTTTGATGATGAGGCAAGACTAGCGACTTACCAGCTTGGCTCATTTGGTGAAGAAGAAATCACACCTAGTAGCTTAGAGTCAACGGCTCTCCATGAGGCATTGCACGTTTTTCTGCACGATTTGCGTAAGTTTTCGGATGACGAAGGCGTAGAGCATCAAGTCATCAATGTGCTGGAAAAGCTGCTATTGGAGATTTAGATGCCTATTACGAAAATTACAGATGAAGAATTCTTGCAACTTTGGCATGAGCATGGCTCTGCTAAAAAAATTGCCAGAATTACTGGCATGGATGAGAGAAACATTTACAGGCGCAGAGATCGACTGGAAGAAAAGATTTCTGTGCCTTTGTATAGCATCAAAGAACGTGTGGTTCAAAGAGAGCATCCAGCCCGTAAGCTCTTAGGAATTGAAAATGGATGTATCATCGTTTTTTCTGATGCCCATTTCTGGCCTGGCAATCGATCTACCGCTTTTGATGGTCTTTTACATCTTATTAAAGAACTCCAGCCCAAAGCCGTTATCTGCAACGGGGATGCTTTTGATGCCGCTACTATTAGCCGCCATCCTCGCATTGGATTTACTCACAGCCCATCCTTAGTTGAAGAACTGAAATCTTGTAAGAATCAGTTAGGTGAAGTCGAGGAAGCCGCTAAAGCAGCCCGTCACAACGTCAAGCTGGTATGGCCTTTGGGTAACCACGATGCACGCTTTGAGACGTTTCTAGCGGCTAATGCGCCTCAGTATGAACAGGTGCAGGGTTTCTCTTTGCGTGACCACTTCCCTGATTGGGAACCTTGCTGGTCGTGCTGGCCTACTGAGACATTGATTATTAAGCACCGCTGGAAGGGTGGCGCACACGCTACCTATAACAACACGCTAGGCTCTGGCGTGTCGATGGTGACAGGTCACCTTCACCAGCTTAAATGGACGCCTTATACCGACTATAACGGTGTGCGTTATGGTGTGGATTCTGGTACGCTGGCAGAAATTGAAGGGCCACAGTTTTACAATTACACCGAGGATGCGCCACTTAATTGGGGTTCTGGCTTTGCGGTATTGACTTTGTTTAAGGGTCAACTATTGCAACCCGAACTGGCACGAAAGTGGGATAATGAGCATATCGAATTTCGTGGTCAGATCATAAAGGTACGATAATGGCATACACAATCACAGGCAAAGGCAAAGAATCTCCCAAGGGTCATTACGTTGTGGAGAAAAGCCATCAGCACCCATTGGAGCAAAAAGTAGCACGTCTGGAGCAAAAGCTGGACAAGCATATGCACTTGCCAATGGAAAAAGCGCATCACCCTGGTAGCGACCAGAGCCAAGCGCCTTTGCCTAATATGAGAAAATACTAAGCGTTTAATCGTTCTATCGTCACGTTTAGGGCATCCAATTCGTTCATTTTGCGGATTGCCCAAGCTCTCTTTTGCCCATGCCATCCCATCATTGACCCACGGTGGCAGTCTGGGCATAGCGCAACGCAGGTATATTGCAGCCCTTGAACGATGTGGTGGGCTTCACTTGGCCCAACTGTATCGCATACGCTACAAGGCAGTTCTTTGACCCTTGCTAGATACTGCCGTTGCTGCTTGTTAAGTTTATTGTTCATTGATTAAACAAGTTCCCACTCTCGTTCTTCCCTGTTTGATTTTGACTTAACTTTTTTGCCTGTTGCACGAATCAAACCTAGTTTGACCATTTCGTGTAGCCTACGAGCTACTTGATTGGGGTCTAACTTGCACCTGTCGGCTATACCGTCTTTACCTTGAGGGCCGCTAAGAATAAGCACCGCTAGGATTTGGTCGTGGTGTCCGATAGAGAAATCCACTTTTTCAGCGGCTTTTTTGCTGGTCTTGGGGTCAGTTTTGCGAGCTAGTTTGAAAAACATGATTATCCTTTTTGGGGTGTGGGCAGTTTTCGGGAATATCGGCAACGCACCAGATAGCCGTGTATTGCCCATTTGTTGGGCCTTCCCATCGGTCTATGTAGGCGTCTGGCATAGATTTAAGTGATTTGCGAATTACCTCTGGTAAAGCCTTTAGATGGGTAGCAATTGATTCTGCTGATAGCCCATCTTGTTGGGTTTTCATTAAGTCTCTGATGTTGTGGTGATGTGGGCGCATTAAATTACCAAGGTGCTAATTCAAAGTTGTCGGGGTTAAATTTAGGCTCGCCAGGTTTGCTGGAAGGCAGTTGAGTAGGAAAAGGCCAGTTAGTCATGTGTTCTTCTCCTTGAGTTTGGCTTCGATGGCTCGGGCAAATTCCATGTTGTTAGACCACCCATCACGGTACAGTTTGCCGATCTCCTCATCCGTCAGCCCAACCCATTCACGCTGTTTGAGGCGTTCAATCTCTGAACGCAACTCAGCATTGATTTTGTGTTCTTCAATACCTTTGCGAATTAACTCGTTAGTCACCGGTGTTTCACGGCGTTCCCATTCGCTATACAACATATTGGTTCGAGCAAGAAACTCAATTTTTTCGTTGAGCCGTTTGATTTCCGCATCCTTGTCGTAACCAAAAGTGCAGTTGTCGTAGTTTTCACAGCAGGTATAGACCATGCCTTTTGGACAAACATTTTTGTTCATGTGTTTTCCTCATCATCTTCTAGTTCTGGATAGTCAGGGTCTTGCGGGTTAGGGTGGCGAATAAGCTGGTTGTAGTAACGCTTTTCAGCAGCTACTTCTTGGCGCAGTTCTTCTATGTCGTAGTCGTAGTCGTCAGTCATACAAGTGCTACCGCTAAAAACCAAGCCAACAGAGTTGCAATGACAACAGCCAATGCGTAATCCAAGAATGTTTCAAAATGGGAGTTCATTGCTGTTCCTTTCGTTGAACTGGAGTTGCGAGGAGCCATTTGTCACCAAGGTATCGAACAGAAGTGACCCAAGACCGAATGTTGTGTCGGACAATATGACGCTCGATATACGGTCTATCAAAGTGTTCTCGAACCCTTTTGAGTAAAGTAGTTGGCATAGTTGATCTAGCTCCATTTGTTTAGTTGATATGTCTTGCATTTTTGCCCTTTAAGACCGCTTGATTGCGGCTTGGGATTGATTGTAGTTGAGTTTGCTAGACCAAATACTAAGTATTTACCCTTAATTTGTAAAGTTTCCTGTGCTATACAATCGACGCATGACTAAAGAAGAAGCTATCAAACTAGCGGGAAGCCAAGCGGCTTTGGCACGACTGTTGGGCGTGACAAGAGGGGCGGTGTTTCTTTGGAAGAACATCCCCCCTCTCCGCATCTATCAACTCAAAGAAATCAAACCAGAATGGTTCAAAACGCTTTCACAATGAAGCCAAGTGGCAAACTTGGACAAGATTTAGAACGTCAAGCTCTACACACAAGATTAAGAATTAACGGCAAGCACAAGGCTGGCATGACCAAGGAAGAAGCCATTACCAGCTTCAACAAATCC